TGAGTATGTCGTTAACCGCCGAGAGGCGGTTTTTTTGTTTTTACTGATCGTGAAAAACTGGAAAGTGGCGACAGAATGGCGACACCTTGGCGGCGAAGCTTTTTTGAGCAGGATAGATTGACCGTAATTTAGGTGAAAAAAATCCCGCGAAAGCGGGATGAGGGCAGGGTAGATAAATTTATTTTCAGCCGTCAGAACATAACAACCTGGCCGCCGGTTTGCGGGTGGGGTATCACAGGGTTAATCTCACCGGGCTTTGATATTGAACGCATAAAACTTTCCATCGTCACAAAGGTATGGCCGCAATTCACATTAATGCACTGGTGATAGCGCTCTTTGGTTTCTGTGGTGATCTGGCTGCTGCTGCGGGTATGAGCTGCGCTATGGCATAAAGGGCAATTGAACATGATCCGGACTCCGGCATCATCCCGACTAGGGTCGGTGTTAATGATAATTATGCGTGATTATTGATTAAAAATCATCATTCCATATCCAAATCATCTATTTTCACTTCCAGCTCGAGCGCGGTGGTAAAACCGCTGTCACTCACAGAGTGGGTCACAGTGACCAGCGTCCAGTCAGCTTCATCAATCTGCTTTTTGAATCCGGTCACTTTAACCGGCACTTCTGGATAGAGATCTGCGCGGCCTTTGGCAAGCTGGATAGAAAACTTAGCCGCACCACGTTGCAGCCGTTCCCAATTAGATTTAGCCGCCCGCTGCGCATTGTGTTTATTGGCGTAAGTGGTGCGCAATGTCAGCACATTTTCATCGGTGCCAATCAGGTATTCGCCCTGTTTTTCTTCCGGTTGTTTGGGCTTGGCGGTGCTGGCGGTCTTACGTTTTCGCTTACGCTTTACTTTTACCTCCGGTTTTTCGGTGGTGCGGGTATTCAGCCAGTTAGCCACCACGCCGGTATAAGCGCCCCGGTCAGCCATACTAAATTGATGGCCGTCGCCCAGGCTGCGAATAATAGTCATGGCCGGGATAGGTTTACCACTGGCGGTTTTCGCCTGGCCCTGACGGATAAATAACAGATTGCCATTTTTTACGGCGGCGATAGCACCGTATTGCTTTGCTAATCGGGTAATTAAATTGCCGTCTGATTCATTGGTTTGGTCTATATGATCAACGGCCAGATCAGACATGACTTTATTTAATGTCGGAGTGAGTTTATTGCGCTCGGCAATTATTTTAATCATCCCGCCAATAGTGGTTTTATGATAAGACTGGTCGCGGCGAATATTGAGCGTTTCACGAAAATCAGCACTGCGGGCGCGAATAGTCAGCTTATCCGGCGCGCCGCTGTGCTCTATCTCATCCACGGTGAATGTGCCTTTATCAATCAGCGCTGCCCCTTTCCAGCCTAGTGCCACTGCTATTTTAGCCCCGCGCCGGGGTAGCACTAATTGGCCGTCTGAATCATCAAGCTCAATATCAAGCTGATCCGCTTCAAAACCGCGATTATCGGTCAGGGTTAATGACATCAGTCGCTTTTTAATACCGCCGCTTTTATCTATTCCATCTACGGTAATAGAATAATCCGGCGCGTTATGACCGTTATTTAACAGACTATCAATCATGTTCATGATAATAACCCGCTGGCGGCGTCAGAGACCTGGGAGGCGATATCGTCAAATTGCTGGGATAAATCACCAAACATTTCTTTTAATGATTCGTCAGTGCGCTTTAATGTTAGCGTGAATTCAATCTTGCGTGCCGATCCGTCACTGAAAAATATACTTTTGGTACGGCTAAGACTCTCAATCACAAACATGCCGTGAATAGCTCCGTTCCCCTCAATCAGTGACCAGGCTTTGCCGGTTTCCGCCATTAGCTGCAAGGCCATGAGCGAGGCTTTACCGCCGGTCAATTCAGGGTATAACACGCCGGATAGGGTAATTGATTCCTCGTCTGGCCCTAAAAATTGGCTGCTTGGTCGCTTGCCAATACGGGCATTGGACGGGTGACGCCATGCCATTTGATGCTGAAAATCTTGATAGGGGACGGTTTGCAGCATAAAGACAAACATCCCAAATGCCATCATCATGTTAACTCCTTAGTCGTCATGGTCTTGGTAGCTGCGGTTTGATTTGCTTTGCGTGCTTCGGTGATAGACCGCCAGCTGGCGAGCCACTTCCCGCGCAATATCCTGCGCATCCTGCTGTGGCGTAGGGTAAATATTGATAATGGGCGCGACATGGCTGGTTTGGTTTTGCGGCGGGTTATTGGTCTGGCCGCTGTGATTACTGCGGTACTGTGCCGCCGGTAAACTGTACGGATGAAGCGGTGCAGTGGCAGCTTGATAGCCACTAAATAGCATGGACGCTGCAACCGCCATCGCGGTAGTATTGCGGCGGCCAGTGACTTGCGCCGGGCCGTTAATGATTTCAGGACCATGCTCACCGACTACGCCAAATTTACCCAATGGGATATCACCGCCGTTATCATATTCACCAGTATATTTCGCGGCGATATCAGCGGCACTGTTACCCTTGGGGACAGGCTTCCATGTAATACCGTAATTACCTGCGGCGGCAGCTACCGCCGGATTGCTCTGTGCCAGTTCGCGGGTTTTCTCTGAGCGCTGTTTCACTTCATCCAGCTTTTCCAATACCCACTTAATGGATGAAATTAGCGCGTTAAGTGGCGTCATTGCCAGGCTAATACCATCGGCCAGGAACTTACCGAAAGATTTACCCGCATCGGCAGCGCTGTTTAAATCGGCGGTGGTTGATTGCACCGGCTCCAGTAACTTTTTAAACCAGTTCCACACGTTTTTCACCGCATCACCAATCCAGTCAAATACCGGCCCCAGCGGCTTAAGAGCCTCTCTAATCGGTGCGGCGGCTTGCATAAAGCCATCCACCACGCCGCTGAGAAATGACTTAATCGGATTCCAATACTTGTAAATCAACAGGCCAGCGCCCGCGATAGCCGCACCAATCAGGCCGATAGGGCTAATTAAGATCCCGAACATGCCCCCTAAGCCGCCAAGAGCAAAACGCAGGAATTTAAGCGGGGATTTAGCCAGCCAGCTAATACCATTACCCAACATTTTAAAACCGCTGATACCGGATTTAACCGGCGAACGCACCACATTAACCAGACCATTCCCCAGTCCTTTAAGGGTGGCAATCGCCGACTGACCGCCATTTTTAGACAGAGTAAGTAGTGAGCGGCTAAAGTTGCCGATCTGCTGGGTAGTGATGGGTGTAGTGCTCGCCAGTCTGGACATACCAAACGACAGTTGCGGCAACAGCCGAATACCTAATACCGAGGTGGTAAAACGTAGCAGAGCAAACGGCCCCAAAATACCGACAACAGCGATAGCCAATGCACCGAATGCGGCGGTAGCAATAGCGACAGCGGTACCCACCTGCACAATGCCAAGGCTGATTTTGGGATGGGCTTTGAGGAACTCGGCCACACCATGCATAAACTCGGTAATGCTTTTGGCTGTTGACCTAAGCCATGCGTCATTCTTCTCAAACAGTTCAACGCTGACGTTTTCCAAGGCGGCATGAATAATGGTCATATCGCCTTTCAGGTTATCCAGCATGGTTGATGCTACGCGCGGTGCTTCGCCATCATACTCGCCGGGCTGACCGCGCATCTTTTCTAACGAGCCATCAGCGGCCGCATGCATCAGCACGCTAAAACCAGTGTTGGCGTATGCACCAGCAATGTTTTTAAAAATAGCCCCGCGCTCAACGTTACCCATTTTTGCGGTTTTCTCATTGATATCTTTGAGGATATCAACCAGATCGCGCATATTGCCGTCTTTATCGGCGGTCTTAACCCCTAAGTCTTTTAGCGTTTTAGAGCCGCCAATGCGACTTAAAATACTGCGCATAGTAGTACCAGCCTGGCTCCCTTGAATACCAGCACTGCCCAGCATAGCAGTAGACGCCGCGACCGTTTCCAAGCTCTGCCCGTAATCGCGACCGACGGCCCCAGAATACTTCATGGATTCGCCCAGCATCGGGATATCGACGTTGTTGCGGGTAAACAGGGCAGTAAGCACATCGGCCACCCGATCCATTTTCTCTGCTGGTATCCCCATCGCGGTTTGAATATTAGACGCAATATCCGCTGCGGTGCCGAGATCGATATCACCGGCCGCCGCCAAATTCAGCATACCCGGCATCGCCCCTAATACCTGTTTCGGGCTATAACCGGTACGACCAAGAAAATATTGCCCTTGCGCCACTTCCAGATCGGTAAATTTAGAGGACAGCGGCAAGGTACGGGCCTGATGGCGCATAGCTTGCATATCCGGTGAGTTTTTATCAGGAATACGGGTAACGGCTTGGGTTTTACTCATCATGCCGTCAAATTCATAACCGACATGCAAGGCGTTCCCAATCCCGCGGCCCATGGCGCGGCCGGTGGAGAGCGAGGTGTAACCCAATCCGGCGGCAATGGCTTTGCGCTGATTGCTGCTATCAAAGCGGTTACGGGCGGCGCTGAGGCGCTGTTGCTGCTGGGCTTGCTGTTCTAATCGGCGCTGTTGTGCGGTCAGTGCGGCGGTGGTGCTGGTGATATTGGCTTTAAGGGATCGCTGTGCCTGGCCTAATCGGTTGGTGGCAATGCCGCTGCTTTGCAATGCTCTGCGCTGGGTATGTAGCGCGGTGCGTAAATCATTGTATTTTTGTTTTAGCTTGGCGGCCTCTTCGCTGGCGCGGCGAAACTCTCTGGCCTGTTTAGCGGTGGGCGCGGCACTGTTTTTTAATTCATTGGCAAGCTGGCGCGCTTTATCGCGGGCAGCGGCTAGCGCCTGAGCAGCACCATTAACCGCCACTTTATTCTTGCGAAAGCCCTCAATGTTAGCCGCCTGGCTATTGAGTTGTTTAAGCTCTTGCTTGGAGTTTTTAATGGATGCGGCCAGCATTTTATTGCTGGCCAACATAGATTTAAATGGCTTGGTAACTTTATCAATGGCACTTAAAGAAACCTGCAAGCGGAGGTTCTTATCGCTCATCACTGCCCCCGTTACGGATTATGGCCTTATGTCGCCATGCTAAAAGCTCACCTACAGTCATCGGGTCGGTGGCTGATGGCGGCCAATGGAATACCACGGCAATATCAGCCACCAAATCATCAACCGTCAGGCTTTCAGGTAATCGGACTTGACCGAGTTCGGTAAGAAAAAAATAGCCAACGCCTGAGACAGCGCGTAGATATCAGCTGGATCAAGATTGCTGATTTCTGGCACGGTCAGGTTAGGGGTGGTGATGCGAGGTAATACTCGGATCAGCGCGTCAACATCGGTATCTAACAGCGCTTGCAATTTAGCCCCGCGCAATGCGCCAGCGGTGGGTTTATTGACCGTCACTTCGGTAATGGTGGTATTACCTCGGACAATAGGCACATCCAATGTGATCACATTGAATTTGTCTTGCTCCAACGCTACGGTATCAATCACCGCGTTGGTTTCGTTTTCTGCTTTAACTTCTTTCATGATGGCTATCCAAAAATAAAGGGTAAAGGCGCGGAGCATTCCACACCGTGATGTTACAAGCCGATATTGCGGCGGTGGGCTTCCAACATGTTCACGCCATTGACTATTTCGACCATATTCACAATGTCGATTTCAATCAACACTTCACCGTCCCACGTCAGTTTGTAGTAGGTGTTTTTAGTGGAAATCTTGGTGGTGGTGTTATCGCCTTGCTTGCTGTCACCGCCGTCGATTTCTTCATGACGGCCACGCATCACAATTTCTACTGCGTGGGTTTCGCCGGTATCGTCGCGCTGATAAGAGCCAGCAAAACGCAACATCACGCCATCGACTTTTGTCACCCCCCATTGCTTGTAAATCTCTGACTCAATGCCGCCCAGCGTCCAGTCAACATCTAGTGCGCCATCCGCCAGTCCTAAATCGACCTTGGCGCTGCCGTTCATCCCGCCACCGCGAAACTCTTCAAATTTGCGGTTCAATTTTGGCAAGGTGATGGACTCAACCACCCCTTGATAGCTGTTCCCGTTAACGAACACATTCAGGAACTTAAGTTTGCGTGGTAATGCCATGGTTTAAGCTCCCTTAGCTGTTAACTGCGGCGGCGAAATTAGCCAGATGACGATCGGTAATCCGCTGACGCAGGGTTAAATCCTCCAGCGGCGGTACCGGCGTATAGTCGTAATCAATAAGCAAGCGGCCCGCTTTGAGTGTGTCTTTATCGTTCACGCTTTCGTCATACCAGCAGTCGCCATCAATGATGTAACCCATTGTTTTGAGTTCGCGCATTTTGGCGCGGATACCCTCAATAATGTCTTTTACTATTGATGGATTCAGCGACTTATCGTTGGCCCACATGTGCGCCTCGGCCATGGTGTCAGCCAATACCTGTGCGGTGCGGGTGTAGTTCTCAAAGGCAAATAACGGATCATCGGAGCAAGAACGGGAACCCCAAAAACGGTAACCGTCTTTACGGATCAGAGTGGTAATGTCTTTACTGTTGAGCAAGTTGGCATCGGTGGCGCTGGATTGCAGATCCCAGAATACGTCCGCGCTAATACCAGTGACACCATTCACCCCGACGTTAGACAAGGACTTATGCCAGCCAACATCATTATCAATCTTGGCACGTAAGCCCAAGGCGCGGGCGGTGGCGTAAGCGGTGGCCTCGGCATTAGTGACCGTGTCCCAACTGAGGAAATCCGGCCAAATTAACATCGCTTCGCGTTGACTAAAGTTTTCGCGGTAAATAATGGCTTCTTCCATAGTTTTGCAACCGTAGGCGCTGATGTAAGCGAAAGCCCGTAAATCCTGAGCCACGGAAAGCAGGGCGGTGGATACCGCCAGAGTGTCATGGCCTGGCACCCCCAAAATGCGGGGCTTTACACCGAAACGGCCTTGTGCGGCCAATAAAGCTTTCATGCCTGTTTTGCGGCCATCTGGCGTGGCACCGCCAATAATATTGGAAGTGGTTTCAGCTTCGGTTTCGCCCTGTGCGACGCGGACAACAATGGTAAGTGGTTTGGTTTGGTCGCTAATGGCGGCCAGTGAGTGGGCTAAAGTGCCGGTTTTACCGGCCTTGCCACTGGCGGCCAGTACATCAGTGAGTAATATCGGGGTATTTAACGGGAATAGGGTGGCGTCAGCATCATCGGAGGTACAGACCATCCCTACCACCGCCGTGCTGACAGTGCGGATCGGGCGAGTGCCTTCGTTAATTTCAATGACGCGCACACCGTGGTGGTAATCGGTTGCAGACATGCGGTTTTCTCCGGTTAAGCGTTCATTCGCTATGATGCCGGATACAATGATGCCGGATAATTAGGCGCGGGACAGGTGATGGGGGTTGTGTGAGGGATGGCACAAAAAAACAGATACGCAGATTCAGCGATATTCTCCACATAAAAACCGACTGCATCACGAATATGAGTGCTATGCAGTGTTTCGTGTTGTAGCCGGTTTTTGCGGTGTAACCTTTATATCTCATTGTATTTACGGATCAACTCCTACAGATTCAAGATTATTGTGGATAGCTCACCGTCAATAAATCTCTTTCAGTGGTGGCCTATCCATTGTGTTAGAGGGTGAACGCTAATTCTAGTGACTCCTCGCTGTCCCGCAGATAAGTACTGTATAACGTATCAATCTGTTGCCACAAAATAAGCAAAAGCACCTCTTTAGTATCGGCACGATCAAGGGTGACGATGGCGTAAATCAGCGCGCGGCAGTGGTCGATAAGTTCTTCTACTTCGCGGGGGGTGTCATCATACATAGCGCACCTCCGGCAGCAGAGGGGCAGATGAAGAAACAGGTGTGGGAATAGCAACAATAGTGCAGGTCAATAATGATAGGCGTTTAGTCGTCAGATCCATGATGACTACCTCTTTGGTAGGGGATTAATCACCACCAAGAGACGCTAACCTCAGAGGGTGGTGAACTGGGCGGGGTTAGCGTAACCGGCTACCAAAGAACCCGGCGCATCTTGCGATGCCCCCACCCAGTTCACCGTTTCTTGCATATTACAGGTGTCACTGTGCCCGCACATAATAGCCGTGTCTACGGTTGTGCGCTTTGGTAAATTCCGGGACGCTAATCCCGACAGCGGATTTTGCCGCTGCGGCGTGACTATAGCCCAGCGAAGTTATGGCGTGCAATCAGCCCGCATCACTTTAGGACAAACATTTTTTCTGTAAAAATAGGCAGTTATCGCGGTGATGCTTTAAAGGATGGATGAGGTAACAAGTAGTAAGGAAGAAAAAGGGAAAGGGGTAATAAACAGCGCAAACAGACGACGTTTAAGGCAACATCGCCTGTTAAAAGTAGGGATTTAGCTAGCAACTTAATGGCAAATTTGTGCCAGTTCTTCTTCTCTCAGACCTGTCAGCTTCATGACTTCAGTGCGGTCATAACCATTAGCGAGCATCGAGCTGGCAATCTTCAGGGCCATTTCTTGTACCCCTTCCACTCGGCCTGCTTGATGGGCTTTATATTCCAATTTCTGTGCAATCGTCATAAGTTCCTCCTCGTGCTGTGGCAGGTGGTGGGCCAGATCGCGGATAAACCTTTCCGGCTCAGCCGTGTCACCATTTTGTAGTATGTAATGTATCACAGAGATTAGCTGATCTTTACTAGTGTAACCGTTCGATAACAACCTGACCAGTTCATCCGATAATTCGGACAGGTCACGTTGACGAATGTGTTTCTGCAACAGCTCCAGTAAGGCGACACGCTTATGTGTCATGATTTCGTCATCGGGGATAACGGTCACATCAATCAACGGAAAGTTGCCGCCATACAGTTCCCCCGCAAGCGTGGGTGCACTGAATGCTTGTAACCAGCTCATGGGATACGGGTACGGCGTGACCATCCCATGATAGAACAACATGGGAATGACCAGAGGCAGTTTGTCGTGTCCGGCATCAAGATGGCTCTGCATAGCGGCGATGGCATAGCGCATCAGGCGAAAAGCCATATGCTTGTCGGGAGAACTTTGATGCTCGATCAGCGCGTAAACATAGCCATCCTGTCCCTGCATTTTTAGTGAGTAGAGTACGTCCGAGTAGTAGGCTCGCAGGTCATTTTCAATAAAGCTGCCCGACTCCAGCCGCAGTGTTTTCAGGTCACAGATTTTCCGCAGGGCGGGTGGTAAGTGAATATCCAGCAGATCATAAGCCGTTTCGGGTTTGGTGACGAAATTTTTAAAAAGTGCATCATGGGGTGTAGGGGTCGTTTTCATCGGGCGATAATAGTCATGGGGATCAGTGTGAGCAATCACTCCGTACCACTTTAGGACAAACATTTTTTCTATTTAAAATAATGAGTTATCGATATAAATAAGAGAGAAAAAACAATCACAGTGCGGAATAAATAAGGTGCAAAAAATAGTAGAAACAAGGCGACGTCTAACACAACATCGCCCGTTAGAATGGGGGTTAACGCGTTATTGCGTCAGGTCTTCATCACGTAGGCCAGTGACTTTCTTTACCAGAGTGCGATCAACACCTTCTGCCAATAGAGAGTGGGCGATTTTCAGTATCGTCTCCCGCTGACTTTCCTGATAGCTTTCAGATAGCCTTCTAGTTCAAGTGATTCTGCAATTGTCATCAGTGCTTCCTTGTACTACGCCGAGTTGCTATTAGTCTTTCTCAGTTGACGGTGTTGATACTCACCATCTTGAGATTTTCATCGCTATAGGTGCTGAACTGGGCGGGGTTGACAGACCGGTCATCGAAGAACCCGGCGCATCTTGCGATGCCCCCGCCCAGCTCACCATTTCTTGCTTATTACCATGTAACCGTATCTATATCATGCGCTTTGGTCTATGCCGGACCGCCAAATCCGGTAAAGGACTTTACCGCAGCGGTGCTGACTATAACCCGATGAGATTCTGCTGAGCAATTAGCCAGTATCATTTTAGGACAAACATTTTTATCCGTTAAAATAATGAGTTACAGGTGTAGTTAAAGGAGTTTTATACCGCTTCCGCTAAAGATAATAGTAGCGGAAGCCGGTGAAATTTATTGCCTGGTCAACTCGTTGTTTGTGAGCTTGGCGTTTGCTGATGCTTGCAATTGAGTGAGGGCAGGTACCAGGATACTGATTGATGCCAGACAATGGCCTAACTGGCACAAACTTTCTACTGAGAAATCCAACACATCGTTATCGGCGAAGGTAACAAAAGTATCCCCGATAAAATTCAGCCCATGCAGCAGTCCGGCGTAACATTCCTCGCTACTGTTTGCCAGTTCCAGTGTGTCATCAGCACTCAGGTGTGACATATCCAGCTTACCGAACACCTCAGTCAATGTGGGATAAAGTCTATTGGTATCAGGCAACATGGCGCTTCTCCTGTGGTTTGCAAGAAACAAACACCAGCGAGAAACCGGCCAGCAGATTGCGGGCCTCACGCTCAGTGGGAGCCAAAACAGAAATCAGGCGCAACGGAGAAATTTCAGCCAATAATGTGTTAGAACGGGCGTTAAGGAAGGTGTAGAGCTTTGAATATGCACGTATGTTACTATTAGCGTCAGCCATAGCATTACCTCGTATAATGGTGTGGTTAGATGTCCTGTGAGTGTTCACGCACCCACGGGGCATTGTCTTTACTGAGTGCTGTACATTGGTGTACATTTAAAACCAGTTAAAGAAATATACCCGAGTGATAACCAATGTCAACCAAAGACAACCAAAAAGAAAGGAATGTTGTTCAACTTCGGTTGGATGCTGATTTGTCCGAAAGACTGACTATCGCTATGAAAGAAGATGGCGATGATAACAAAGCAGGATGGATTAAACGGTTACTACGCCGAGAGTTAGATCGTCGCGGCATTGAGCTTAAAGGTGAGTAGCATCATAAAAACAGACGGGTTTACTGATTAGAGTTGGCCTTGTGCACTTTTTAAGTAAGTCGAACAGTCCGAAAACGTGGACTGTTCGACTTTGTTAAGTAGTCGTGCTCACCTGACGCTGAACCGAGCGAACGATAGAGAAAAAATTACGCACCGTTGGGTTACTGCCAGGAGCCAGCATTTGCATGACTGATTTGCTGTTTTTCCCAATATCTTCACCTACGGTAACAAACCCGCCAGTAGCGAGTATCAGCCAGCGTAAAATCACTGCTGCGGAATCAAATTCACCCTCAGCAATAAGTTCTTTTGCCTCATCAAACATCGCCTGACGATAATCAGGATCTTCGCGCATCTCTTGCACGATCCGTTGGTTAACAGAAACTGCCGGCATAATTATTTACCTCTCTTTTCTTTCAGATAACACTTACGATATTTTTCAGCATTATCAAGATCTTTGTCCTGAGCCGATTTATCTCCAGCACATAACAAGATGATTAGCTCATCACCATCCTGCATCAAATACAGTCTAATACCCGGCCCCCAATTAATGCGGTATTCACCGATACCGGGACGACCACTGAGCCATTTTACAGATGACGTATTCCCTACCATTAAACGAGCAATTGCTGAGTCGATTTTCACTCTCGCTTGAGGGTTTTTTTTACGCCATTTATCCAGAGGGCTGATACCTTCAGGCGTCTGGTATTCTTTGATGGTGATTTCAAGTCTCATGGATGAATGGTAATTTATATATTACCATTTAACAAGGTGCAGGGTAGGAAAAATAAGACTAAAAAGCAATTTTAAGTGTTACGGTGATGCTTCCCTTGCGACGTGGATAAAAAGGATATTGCGTAAAGAGTTACGCGAAAGAGGCATTGAACCTAAAGGTTAGGTGAGTATATACAATGTATAACTTTTGATTGTTCTCTTTGGTACTTGAGGTTATACTTTGTATAATTTCTTGCGGGGGATAATACTATGACTATAGCAATCAAAAAGTGGGGCAACAGTAGTGGCGTTGTCTTGCCCTCATTATTGTTGAAAAAACTAGGTGTGACCAACGGGCAACATCTTGATGCAGAAATAAAGAATGGCTCATTGATTCTGACCCCAACACAACGCCGTTACACGCTTGAAGAGTTAGTCGCGCAATGTGATAAAAATGCGCCAATGACGGCAGAAGAGGATGTTTGGGGTAACGACGCACCGACAGGGAATGAAATATGGTGAAGCGTAAGCAGGGATGGAATCGCGGCGATATCGTTTTAGTAGACTTTAACCCGGCAATGGGGAGTGAGCAGCGAGATGCTCGTCCAGCGCTGGTATTGACAAAAAAACTGTTTAACAATCTCGGCATGGCCCTTGTTGCCCCAATAACTCAGGGCGGTAACTATGTGCGCCATGCTGGTTTTACCGTGTCGCTGTCGGGTACAGGATGTACAACACAAGGCGTCGTTTTACTCAATCAAGTCCGAATGCTCGATCTTATGGCACGAAATGCCCGCTTTGTGGAGCAACTTGATGAAGTCGCCGTAAATGACGCTCTGCTGAAATTTGCGACTCTCGTCGAAATTGACTAGCCAAGAAATATTGGTAGGGGTTTTATACCAATCAATTACGCTCGTATTGAGGTTGCTCTGCACGTTCTCTTAAAAAATCATCTGAAACGTGCGGGCTACTGAGGAAAAAACTATCCCATGCATTTTTAACAGGTAACAAAATACGCTCATTTTTTACAACTTTTGGTTTAATGTTTTCTTTAAAATACATATCTACCTTATATGACATATTTTATAAGCTAATAAATAGAATCTAAGAGAAATATTTGATAGAAATTGTGAAATTTTTATTGATTCATTTTAGCTATTTAAGTCTCTCTAAAAAAGACATCTGCAATCCATTAAGTCATGCTAGTTTGGTTTTTCGACCCATTGTCTAACAGGATTAGACAACGGGCGATATTTTCAAACGATAGAGAGTCATCTTTTGTAGCCCCGTAGACACAATAATTCAGTTTATGGCGATAACTGTAGCCCTTGGGATACAAGAAATTAAAAAATCATCGTCAATAAAGCGACTGATTCAGTAGACAATACACTGACAAATATCCCGCCAACTGTAACCACGGGCATCATCCCGAACAATGCCTCAACCTCACTTTAAGACAAATATTTTCCAAGTTAAAATAACGAGTTACAGGATAGGTTACTGCAATCTCCCAAGGTTTTTGATGAGAATTCGAGTATTTTGTTGATTGAATTTACCCTCCAACTCTCTATTCAGTTATTAAGCTTTATTTGATTTTGTAGCTCAGTTGAGCCACAATGTGGTCTCCAACTAAAAGGAGGCTTTACTATGGCCGCAAATGCTTTTGTTCGTGCTCGTATAGACGAAACCCTAAAAAATGAAGCCGCTGCTGTGCTTGCTGGCATGGGTTTAACCGTATCCGATCTGGTGCGGATAACCTTAACCAAGGTCGCCCGAGAAAAAGCGCTTCCGTTCGATTTGAGTATTCCTAACGAACTTACCGCTAAAACTATTGCCAACAGCGAGAAAGGTGTCGATGTCCATAAAGCAAAGGATGCCGATGATCTGTTTGATAAATTAGGTATCTGATAGACCATGATTAAACAAAGGGAAATTGAATATTCAGGTCAGTTCCAGAAAGATGTGAAAAAAGCTCAGAAGCGCCATAAAGATATAAATAAACTTAAAGTCATTATGACGCTTCTGATTAACGATAAATTGCCCTTGCCTGTTGTATATAAGGATCATCAATTACAAGGTAATTACAAAGGTTACAGGGATGCACATATAGAGCCAGACTGGCTTATCATCTACAAGATTACTGATGATTTGCTTCGCTTCGAAAGGACAGGAAGCCATTCTGATCTATTTTAGGTATCACTCAGCCTCATTTTAAGACAAACATAAAATAAGCTGTCATTGCGGCAACTCCGGCCAGTCAATCTCTGGCGCAGCGCTGGTGTTGATGCGCATTAACGCGACGCGGTACTGTTTGAATGCCGCCAATTGCTGAATATCAGTCTGTTGATTATCCATTGCGATAGCGTCGAGTAGGATGTTGATGTGATCTGATACCTGATTTATCAGCGCGGTTTTCTGTTGGCTTGCGGCGGCAATATGGCGGGCTTTTAATGCCTGTTGATCGACTTCCCAGGCGGTTCCTGTCCATATATCAAACTCATGCATTGGCTGAATCAGTGTTTTATTGTGTGGAATGGGGCGAGCACAAAAATGATGGATTCATGTTTTGTTTCAATGTCATACACCGTTTGATGGCGATAGTCTGCCACTGTTACCCACTGGTTAGCAGTTAAATCCCTGACCAATGCCATGCCGGTTTTTGTCAGCGCATTGATCCCCGCCGAGGCAATAATGCAGGGGCCACCCCAGCCAAATGCCCCGACCTGCATGAGTTCATCTTGAGCATTACCCACATTTCTGGTGGCCGCAGAGCCTAATTGCAAGTTAGTCCGCGCCGCTTTGGTATCGCTAAGATCAAATAAATTGTGGCTGGCGAGGAGATATTGCGGGTGTGGATTAAGGGTGCGGATATGGTTGCTGATTGAGGTTACAGTGGTGCTGATGAGTTGGTCGGCATATTGGCGTGTTGCCAGCACCACTGCTGGGTCGGTTTTCAGGATAACGGCTGCTGTGCTGCTGACGGCCAAAATGACTCGAATAGTCTGGATGCGGCCACTGCCTTCCTGCATTTGTGGCTTATAACTTTCCGGGCAATTGGCGATGGCAATTAACTCTCCGGCTTTATTCAGCAAACCAATCTCCCGGATCCACCACCCGCCCTCGGTCTCAGGGATAATTTGCTCCACAATAATCTGATGGGGATTGCTCGGGTCAATGGTCAGGGCATTAAGGGCGGCGCGGCGTTGTTCATTCACCAGTTGGGTTTGTGCCGGGCTAGGGGTTGGCAGGGTTCCACCGCCATCCCCGACCGCCATGTGGGTAATCTCTAAGCGGGTGCCGAGCGCAGTGGCGTTCGCCAGTTTGGCCGCGCCGATATGGGTCAGTAAGGCGAAGTATTTAGCGGTCATATTGAGTCCATTCGATAGGGGTACACGGTCAACTCATCACCGCTGTAACTGGTGGCAGCCACAGTCAGCGGGCCGCTACTTTCCAGATTAATCGATAGGCCGATCAAATGGCGACTACAGGGTTTGGCATCAAAAATCAGCCGCTCCAGCTCGGGGTACATTTCCTCGGTAATGCCTGTTTCCAACACCCACATCAAGGCGAAAGGTGCCGGGGGTTTCGTTGGTCTTCCACCACTCAATCACCTTAATGAGATAGCCGAGCGGCTCAACCACGCGACGAATTGCGCCGATGGTGCCTTTGTGTTTGTGCACGTACTGCGAGGACTTCACCACCGCGCGCTTGGCGGCTTCCGGCCATTTCTCATCCCAGCGGTCCACAGCTGGCGTAATGGCACGTCAATGTCAGCCATGCGGGCGCAGGCTTGTGCGGCGGCAATTTCCAACGGGGTAGAGCCAACCGGCAATAGTCGTTTATTCATCTGAGCCACCCGCCGTTAATGTATAGCCAGCGCACCAGGCGGCTTGTGTTTTATTGAGTACCACATCAGCAACCGGCGCAGTCAGCTCTACCCGCTGCACACCCTCGACATGCAGTGCGGCATAAATAGCAGATTTGCGAATATCCCGCCCTAAGCGGCGCTGAGTGCTGATATAGCTTTTTAGCCTGGCTTCGGCTGCGGCTCGAATCGGCTCGGCTTCCGGCCCCGGATAAAAATAGAGCGTGGCGTCAATCTGATACTCAACGATGGTGGCAGAATTGACGGTTAAGCGGTCAGCTACCGGGCGCACGTTCTCATCGTTTAGCGCTATAAATACCTTATCTAATAAATACTGTGCCGCTGTACCATTTCCCTCGCGAGATAGCACGGTGACGGTAACGCACGCGGGGGAGGGGCTGATTGCGGAAGCATCGGCCACCCGACCATCCGCACTGCGGGCGTGATACTCGTAAGCACCCGTTGGCCCGGCCACGCTCAAACCCTCAAAGGCTTGCGGAATACGCATACGGAAATCGTCGTCAGATTCCATCACTGCGGTAATAGGTGGGATTGTGTCTGGATTGGCTGGCGTGATGGTTAACCGCTCAATACCATTATTTGCGCCGAGGTGATCTAAGTCGCTGCCAATAGCATGGGCTACCATCACCGCTTGCGCTCCCTCATTGACACGCTGACGCAACAGCAATTCACGGTAGGTACTTTCCTGCAACAGCTTCACGATGGGTTCCGACTCAAATGACAACGTTAGGCGCACCGCGTCTTGTTGATCAGCCGGATATAAGGCGATAAATTCCTCTTTGCGCACGGCAAACAGGCTTTCAAAATCCAGTGATTCAATCACCAGCGGGGCCGGTAACTGGCTTAAATCAATGATTGCCATTATTGACTTCCTATTGGCACGGCCAAACTCAACCGACTGTCACTATCGGTGCGACTTCCGGTTAAATCCACCATCATCTTGCCGTCTTTTTGAGTGGTGATACTGATGGCATTCAGCGTCACGCGCGGCTCCCAGCGCATCACTGCGCCATACACCGCCACCATCATTTTGAGACGTAAGGCGGGATTTTGTGGCTGGTCAATCAGGGTTGATAGCAAGGAGCCATAATCACGGCGCATCACTCGCGAGCCTTGCGGCGTGGTCAGAATGTCGCTGATTGACTGGCGAATGTGGTCAATATCTCCGATGTTTAAACCGCTGTTGCGGTTCATACCGATATATTTATAGCTGGTCATTTAACCCCCTCAGTCCAGCTTCCGCCGCGCTGCACGCCGCCGTGGTCATGCTTATCAACCACCACGCCATTAGATGAAAGTTTCCCGCCGGAATGCGTGACATTACCGCTCATAGTGCCACCTTGCTTCACGTTCAGCGTGGCGGTGGTCAGGTTGTGGGTGCATTCCACTTCTGGCGTATCCAGTGTGATTTTGACTGATGCGGTACAGGTGATATTGGGGGCGGTGACAGTGACTGACTTGCTGGCATCAATCACTGCGGTGGCTATTCCGGTGACAGCCAGGTGACTGGTTTCCGGCTCATACTCAAAACGCGCACCATCGGGAAAAGTGATCACCATGGCATCCGCCGATTGTGACGGCGCGGAATTGGCATCTGAAAAAATGGCGGGCAGCACAAAACCGGTAGTGAGTTCACCGCCGATACTCAACACCATAACTTGTTCACCCACTGATGGCGCAGACCAAAAGCGCACTCGACCGGCGCGTAGGGTTAACCAATTTAGCCAATCGGTTTCAAGGTTGCCTATCTTGACCCGGCATAATCCGTTAGCAAGATCGACGTCTGAGACGATGCCAATACGGATAATGTTAGCCAACAGGCGTTTAAGGCCAGCAATAAGGATATTCATGCGGCCAGTGTGCCGCCTACGGGCGCGCGCGGCATGTGATGGGTTTTGTGTGAGGGATGGCACAAGAGGTTCCCCAGAGATTCAAATTAGATTTTCACATATAGCATTTAATTAAATGAAAGCAATAAATTAAATAAAGCAAACAAGAGAAGTCAGGTTATTAAATAATACACTATTAATTAATATTGTATTATTTAAATATTGAATAGATTATTAAATAAATTATCATTACAGTAATTATATTTTTTAGTTAATGATTAACAATCAATCTGAAATATATGTGATGTATATTTTAATAACTATTATACTAATCTAGCTGGTTATTTTTAATGCCTGATATTTTCCGTTTCTCACGTAGAGTTACCACAATAATTTATTTGGAGTTCGTATGAATTTTAATAATAAACTTATGGGGATTTTCAAGTCACCATTATTCAATCCTGAACTAAAATTTCACATATCCAAGCGTGACTATATAGATTTAACTATAAAAAGGATGAAATTTATTTTCAAAGAAAAAATAATTAACAATGACATGTGGCTTGGTCAGGGCAAAGAAATTAAATTCAATGAGTTGTGTGAAAATATAGGCTTAATTGGTGCATTCGATCACTCATTAGCAATATCGATATCTATCCATATGATTTCTGGGAATGTTATGTTCACGCAATCTGACCTTATTCAGATGGGTAAATATCATGATGAAGTCAATAATATGCACTGCATATACTCTATGTGTTGTTCAGAAATTGCCAACGGCACTAACTTAAAGAATCTGGAAACTACGGTAACCTATGATCATAAACATAAAAAATTGCTTCTCCATTCCCCAAGCTTTGGTTCATGTAAGTTTTGGATAGGGAATGCTCTCTACAGCGCATCTGTGGGTGTGGTATTAGCAAGACTTGTAGTTAATAATATTGATCATGGCCCTCATTGGTTCCGAGTTCCATTAAGGGATAAGGATGATGGGATATTATTCTCGGGTATAAATATCATCCCTGTAGGCCCTGAGGGAGGGATGCACGGAATACAGATGGCTGCAATTCGATTTAATCAGGTTGGTTTGCCTCTCGATGCTATGTTGCAACGCTATTCCAGCATATCTTCTGACGGTGTATATCATAGCGAAATGGATCAACCACAGCGTTATATAAATTTATTTGAAACTTTTTTACAAGAAAGACTGATTCCATTATATATGCTAATCAAATCCTCAGCTACTGCGCTTGATATCACATTTAAATACTCTCAAAATAGAATTATATCACATGAACCGACGTGTAAAACATTAATTATGGAGCCGCTTTTTTGCCAACGATTATATCCAGAGCTATTAAAGTCGGCTGCGATTATGATTATCGGAAAAATAATCGTCAGGAAATTTATAGACTCTTGGGAAAATAAAAATTCCTATAAAGAGTTGCAGATTATAGCTTCGACAGGAAAGTATATTGGAACAGCGTTGGGTTTGGATATTCTGCGTCAGTGTCGTTTGATGTGTGGGGCCTTAGGATTTCATCATTATAATAAAATCATCACATTGCAGAATGATGCAGAGGCAGCATTAACTTATGCTGGTGACAATTCTGTAATGTCATACCAAATTGCAAAGCATATGGTTAGAACACAGCGATTTAATAATCCGATGACTGTTCCCGCTAATCTTGCTCAAGAGGTTGAGAAGAAAGTCGTCGCTGATTGTCAACATAACCCATTATCACATGCTGCCGCACAAATATTATCTTACTCTTATGGGTTAGATTTGGTTATTCAAGAGATACAAAATTCAGATATTTTAGATGATGAGCTGTTATTAGATTTAATTAATGTCTTTTCACCTTATTTGTCTGAAATTCCAAGCCCTATAGTTCCTACAATAGAGAGAATAACCTATCTGATTAACCTTATCTCACCGCCACCTGAACTAATAACAGCACCAATAGCTAATGCTGACTATACAAAGGAGTTCACTTCTAAGTTATATACTGAATGATGTGATATTTACTCACCTGCATCACACTAATTAATCACTATAGGAATCACACTATGAATACAACCAATTTCAATATAGACAAACAGGATGACAAAATTAAATCCCAGAAAATAAGGAAGGCCATAAGTAATCACTGTAAAGAAATGGAGAGAAAATATGGTATATTAAAACGCCAGGATGCATTGGGTCTTGGTATATTATCTTTCGCCATTGGGGTTTTTATCGTTAGTTCATTATGTTATCTCAATGGATATATCGCATGGTGGGGATGCATCATAATTAATGCCCTTTGCCTTTCTATTGCACATGAAATTGAACATGATTTAATTCATAATTTATATTTCAAAAAAAATCGTTTCATGCATAACATAATGATGGCCATTGTATGGGGTGTTCGCCCTAGTACGGCTAACCCTTGGGTTAGGCGAAAAATTCACCTTAAACATCACCAAATGCCAGGGACATATGAGGACTTAGAGGAAAGGCTACTTTCTAATGGTCAGCACTGGGGGCTGTTGAGACTATGGATGACTAGTGATTTTATAGTTGCTACAGCGGTAGTGATATTACAATCTAAATCGATGGAAGAAAAAAGAGAGTTATTTAAGAAGGCAATTAAGGCGTTTTTCCCACTCTCACTTCTACACTCAATAATTGCATATTCATTTATTATATTTCACTTGATAAATATTGTCTCACCACTATTTGGAGTGACAATTACCTGGTCTGAAATGACTCTAAAAGTATTCAATGTTATTGATGTCGTAATGGTAATAATCACAGCGCCCAATATCCTGTGGTCGTTCTGCTTACATTTCGTCAGCTCAAACATGCATTATTACGGCGATAATGAAACTGGTAATACTATTCAGGAAACGCAGGTGCTTAATCCTTGGTGGCTTTTACCGTTCAACCTATTTTGTTTTAACTTTGGTAGCACCCACGCAATACATCATTTTGTCGTCAATGAGCCTTTTTATATCAGACAATTATCAGCACCATTTGCACATAAAGTAATGAGGGATATGGGGGTCAGGTTTAATGATTTTAAAACATTTAACCGAGCAAATAGATGGGGAGAAAATATAATTAAATAATGGACGAGAAAAAATCACAGACTAATAAAATCCAACGCCAGATCCCCAATCCATTCACTATCGCCGTCAGTAAAGCCCAATAACTGGCGGCGCTCGTATTTCACTGTTGGCCCGTTGCGGCTAACCTTATCGCGTAAGCCGTAGTGATGCACTCGCACCAGATTATTGACCTTACCGCTAAAGGTAACGGCGGCCTCGTCGGCGTTGGATTCGTTTTTGATATAACGGGCGGTACGCAGTTGGGTAAACATATTGCGCTTGATACGGCCTTGTTTATCACGGCGTTTTTTCTTGCGCGGCACAAAGGGTGAGCCGTCCGGGTTCTGCTGTGCCTGAATATGCTTTTGCTGGCGCTGGCGTAACTCTTTAGCCACTTGACGCATAAACGCACCGCGTGCCTGTGGTGCCAATTGCGCCAGCAAAATGGATAAAGTTTGGTCTAATTCCTGTAAATCATTCATAGCGACCACTCGGCCACTTTCTCACCCTTAATGTAAACCTCGTAGCTGCTCAGAGAGGCGTAAGGTTCTGGCGGCTCGTCCAGAGTAGTGACCGTTAATTTCCCGTCTTGCTCTTTAACGATGGTTCGCTCGGTGAGTTTGAGGTCAATACTGATATCGCGCAGTTTGTTATCCAGATAATTCGCTTCAAAGGTGAAACCATCCTGACGCTTATCATGATTTGCCATGATATCTGGCTGATTGGTGCGCAACCAGTGCAAAATCGGGACAATGACCAGATCCATATCACTGGCGTAATCGGTCACCACCAGATTTAAGGTGTACTGATATTCGAATGATAATGACGGGGCCAGCGTGGCAATAATCGCCCCTTTTATGTCAATTATGGTCTAAAAGTGAGCCACAGTTATGCTTTAAAAGTGTGCCACTACACTACTCTCGTGGAGCGGGTATTCTATCAGGATCACTTCTTGTGATTTTTCATAATTGACAGACGCTGATACCGGGCCTGAAAGGTTCTAACTCTCGGGCATCTGGCCACGTTTAGTCCGTATCGTCCGCATCATTTCAATTGCTTTGGTTAGTTCGAGGTAAAACCTCACCCGCCAGTCATTCTGGCAGCACCGATATGGCAAGGGGTTGTCGGCGCTCTCATATAGTTGCGCACGAATATTCACCTCTAACTTGGCCGTCCTACTTAAATATTTCCTTTCCCCTGCCGATAAAGATCTAAATAAGGTAGAAAGCATTATTTACGTCATTACTCAGGCAATTGGAGTGGGATTCATGATGGACATTTCTATGCGTATGCCACCTTAACGATTTCAGCCCTAACCGATGAATCGCCATTTTTGAACTTGAAGGAAAACCATGAACAACACCCACAGCATTGTTTTAAATGGGAAATCTAATGTTTTACCGGCACTATCTCAGTTTCGACTTCATCCGATCGTGCTTGCTTGCGCTGCCGCATTGGCATTGGGAGCCACCACATTCCCCGTGCGTGCGGCCGACTGCAGCATAAACGGCACCACTTACGCTAACTGCACACAGGGTCAGGCAGGAACTTCCGGTATTAATGCCTCCGGCGCGGAGGGGACTACAGGGAGTAATGGTAACACGGCTGGAAACCCAACTAATGCTGGGACTCATGGTAATAACGGTGGAGATGCCACCAATACTGCAACATCAGGTGGCGTAGGTGACGTGGCCGCAACAGGCGGTACCCTCAATGTCACCACTGGTAGCTTACTTGCGGGCGGTGCGGGCGGTTCTGGTGGTAATGCCAATGGCGGCAACGGCGGTAACGGCGGCTGGCCTGTACAGGGAAGCAATGCCAACGGCGGAAATGGGGGAGATGCGGGTCTGTCCGGAATTGCCCAAAATGGCGGTATGGGTGGCAACGCGATTGCGGGGAGCGGGTTCACCGTAAACAATGGCGGCTCAATCTTTGGTGGGGCGGGGGGGGCTGGTGGTAACGCTCTCGGCGGTGCAGGTGGCCGGGGAGGGCAAGGTGCAAACAATTTCGGTCATTCCGGCGATGGTGGTGATGGAACTGCCGGTGGTATTGCCGGGAATGGGGCGGCGGGCGGCATTGCCGTGACAGGGAGTCATTTCGATCTGGTCAGCCAGGGTATTATCCGAGGTGGAAATGGCGGGGGAGCCGGTTTAGCGACCGGTGGGGCTGCAGGTAGCACAGACCTTGCGGGTGCGCCCGGAGGCACTATGGGGTCAGCGGGACAGGCAGGTGCCGATGGTACTGCAGGATCTTATGGTGCTGGTGGGGTCGGTGTTATATCTACTGGCTCAAGCACCATCACGACATCGAATATTATCGCTGGGGGGCTCGCGGGCGACAGAAAGACGCAGGCTAACGCGATTGAACTTTCAGGCGGAAATAACACGCTGACCCTTGAATCCGGCTACAGTTTTGTTGGCAATGTGATTAGCAGTGGTGGGGACACGCTGGTGCTAGGCGGAGATACCAACAGCAGTTTTTCTGTCGCCAGTCTCGCGGCGTCATCACCATCCTCATGGACCGGTGATGTGCAATATTATGGCTTCAACAACTATGTAAAAACCGGTAACAGCACTTGGACACTGAGCGGCTCAACCACAGAAGTCACAGCATGGAACATCAATGCTGGCACTCTGTCAGTGTCGAGTGATAGCAACCTCGGAGCAACAGCGAGCGCGCTGACTTTCGGCAGCGGTACGCTAGAAAATACCGCTGTAATCAGTACAGCACGAGACATGCTGCTGAATACCAGTGGAACACTTAAGACGGACGCTAATTTAACCGCGGCGGGGAAAATTTCAGGCCCGGGTTCGCTGGTCAAAACAGGCACCGCAGCGCTTATCCTCACGAATAACAATACTTACGCCGGTGGCACCACCATCAACGCGGGTACTCTGCAAATCGGTAACGGCGGCACCACCGGATCAGTGGTTGGAGATATTACCAACAACAGTGCGCTGTCGTTTAACCGCAGCGATGCACTGACCTACGGCGGCGTGATATCTGGCTCAGGTTCTCTGAATCAGGCGGGCAATGACGTACTGACATTGACCGGTGACAACACCTTTACCGGCGCTACCACCATCAGCGCGGGTACCCTGCAAATTGGCAATGGCGGTACCACCGGGTCAGTGGTTGGGGATATCATCAACAACAGTGCGTTGTCATTTAACCGCAGCGATGCATTGACTTACGATGGCGTGATATCCGGTTCAGGTTCTGTGGTTAAGACCGGCAACGACGTACTGACATTGACTGGTGATAACACCTTTACCGGCGATACCACCATCAGCGCAGGTACCCTACAAGTCGGTAACGGCGGCACCACTGGGGCAATGGCCGGGAATATCATCAACAACGGCTCACTGTCATTTAACCGCAGCAACACACTGGTTTACGGTGGCGTGATATCCGGCTCAGGTTCTCTGGCTAAGGCTGGCAACGGTGTGCTGATACTGACCGGTGACCATACCTTTACCGGTGATACCACCATCAGTGCGGGTACTTTGGTCGTCGGTAACAACACCACCGGGTCAGTGGCCGGGAATATCATCAATAACAGTACGCTGGTGTTTAACCGTAGCGATGCATTGACTTACGATGGCGTGATATCCGGCTCAGGTTCTCTGAATCAGGCAGCTATC